GGTGAGGGATACTACTTCCCACATATAGATGCTGAGTCAGCAGTTATGAGTCGGGTGTTAGTTTACATAACTTATCTTAACGATGTTCCTGATGGTGGTACTATTATGGTGAACAATGATGGGTTCTCTATCCACGCAGAGAAGGGTAAGACTGTAGTATTCCCTGCGACTTTCACGCACAAGCATGTAGGAGAGATATCACAGACACACGAGAAATATATCTGTACTGGATGGGTGGAGTGGTTATCCGTACAAGGTTAAGGTAACATAAAGTTGCTAAATATGTGTAGGTATGCTAACATACCTTTACGTTCATCCAATGATTGAAGTAGCACTACTCGCAACACTTCTGTCTGAACACCACCCTTCCCACTGGGAAATGTCATGCTCAGACTGGAACCGCAACAGGATTGAGATACTTAGCGATAAGGATCTAAACTCTGACGCACACGAGTACCTAATTGATTACCTTCGGACGAAAGTTGAAGGTGAATGTGATGCTTTCATCATAGGACGCAAGTAAGCCGACTCGGAACGGATCGTTCATCCCTCTGGTAGGGGGACGCAAAAGCCGACTGAAGGAACGGGGCTAATAATCCCTACTATTTCAGGAGAAAATCTCATGGCACAAGTCACTTATCGTGGTGTTAAGTACGACACCAATAATAAGAAAGCTCAGCAAGCAAAAGAGGTCGAACTAACTTATCGTGGTATTGCTCACGCTAAGTAATGGAAGTACTATGGATCTCTGCTGCTTCAGTAGTTTTCCTATCACTAATCTATGCTGAGACTATGCTTCTCTATAGAGAGAAGAATGCTTAAAAGTATTCCCCGCTACATATAGTAGTCGGGGATTTTTTTATGCAGCGAAACAGACTCAAGCAACTGCTTGAACAACTTGAAGAAGTACTAGCAGAACTAAAGGTAGAGGTATATTCTGATGTCGATAAGTATCGAGATGAAGATGGTTATTATGTAGGTGAAGATGACGATGATGGATACCCCGATTGATTATGAAAATCCCTGGTTATACAAAGGTACAGCTTTCACTTCTGATGATATTGGCGATCTCTTCGGTTTCGTCTACCGCATTACAAATCTCAGCACGGGCAAACAATATATCGGAAGAAAATATTTCTGGCAAAAAAGAAAACCCAAAGGAGGAAAGCGTAGAGTCACTTCTGAATCAGACTGGAAGCGATACTTTGGAAGCTCTGAGGAGCTTAAACGAGACATTAAGGATCTGGGCAGAGAGAATTTCAGAAGAGAAATCCTCTCAGTCCACAAGACCCTCGGAAGAGTCAACTATGAAGAAACCCGACAGCTCTTCCTCAACAACGTGCTCACCGAGTCAGTAGATGGCTTGCCAAAATACTATAATAATAATATACTAGGTAGGTATATGCGTAAGGATTATTTTGATGCTGACAACTGAAGAGTTAGACATCATATACGAGTGGGGTATGACAACTGAACTACCCTACAAGAATGCTCCCACTGCTGAGGGATACTCGAACCAACCCATAGGTATGTGTTGGTTGAAGGGTACAGGTAAAGCATTCTCTGGTGTACGTACATCATTAATAGATGATAAGAAGGTCATTGACATTCTATCTAAGGATGAAGTATTATTTGCTACAGGTGCTATGTTCTACTCAGGAACTAAACTACCCAAGCATCGTGATCCTCCTGTTTACCCTGATAGATACAGGAGAATACACATACCTCTCGTCGTACCCTGTGACAAATGCTGTTACATGGTGTGGGATGGAGAGAAGAAACCATGGAGGTCAGGTGAGTATGGAGTGTGGGATGTACAAGACGTAACACATGAAGCATACAATGTATCTGATGCTGACCTAGAACTTATCTTTATAGACATCAAAAAATGAGAGAGAAAATGATTAGTGCTCTCCTTGCTCATGCTCAAGGAGATATACAAAAGCACAAGATGAACGTAGAAGTATACCTATCCAACCCTGTTGGTATCGGTGAACATTCTAATGTCATGGAAGCAATCGAAGAAGAACTAAACATGATCGCCAAGTATGAAGATCAAGTTACAGTGATCAAGAAACATTTTATCATCAAGGACTAATGAAACAGTACGACGTAGAAACTGTCTGTACCTACAGGACGTGGGTCAGAGTTGATGCTGACGATGAGAAGGCAGCAGAGAGAAAGGTAAAGGACATGGCATGGGACATGACACGCATCCAGTATCAAACCATGGTAGAGTCTGCTCCAACAGGAACAGTGAGGGATGTTAATTAGATCATATCTAGATGTACATACACCTAATGTGAACTGTACCTTACAGCACAACTGTAACTCGATAGGTCGTAAGAACTATTGGTTAGGTAAGAACGATGCTCCAAGAAATTTTATCGAAGAGTATCTACACCAGTGGTACTATGCTTTCCTTACTGGTGACTATAAAGGTATGGAGTATTGGGTATACAGATCAGAAGATGGGAATAGTTTTGATCCTTTCCACTTTGATAAGGACGAGAGGGATCCACAGATTACACACCCTAAGTGGTCAGCTTGTATCAACATGACTCTTGATAAGGGTGCGACTTGTATAAGTGACATGACCTATGGTGACATCAAACCTAGAGAGTGTATCTATTCATACGGTTCAGAGGGTAAGACTACGATCTGGGATGGGAATGTAGCATGGTCAGACATGGCAAGTTATGAAGACTGTAAATTATATGTGAACGTGTGGACAGACAGGAGACCCAAAGGGTTGACCCGATCAAAAGAGATGCCATACTATCCTTACAGTATGATCAAAGGCATCTATGATAAGTGTTCTATTATACCATTCGAGGGAGATAATTATGTTACACACACTCATATGTGTGGTGATTTGTTCGATCATTTTGTCATCAAGGAACCCGCAGAGAGAAATTTTGGAGAGACATATCGTGTGACAGATGTTGTTGTGGCATGAGGACCTTGACACAATCCCAAAGAAAGTGTATACTAAATAACATTACAACGGGATCGAAAGATCGTGCCCCTGCGTAGAACCATCACTCCATGTCGGGAGTGGTGTCATCCGCAAGGGTTTTTTCTTTGCGAGAGACTATAAAAAAATTCATGTCTATTAAATCAACAATCGCTGCAGTGGCAGCATCTCCATTCCTTCTAGCTGGTGCAGCATTTGCTGGTCCTTATGTGAATGTAGAAACAGTACAATCATTCTCAGGTGATGACTACACAGGTCTATCAACAGAATTACAAATCGGTTGGGAAGGTGAGAACTGGTACGTATCTGGTGGTCCTATCGTAGATTCTCCAGACAACGGTGAGTCTTCAACAGACTTCATCGGTTACGTTGGTGGATCACTTGCTCTTACAGACTCAATCGGTGCTTACGGTGAGTTCTCTGTTCAAACAGACGAGACTGCTGATAACGCATACGGTGTGAAGATGGGTGCTAAGTACACATTCTAAATAAGGTGAGACCTTTCGTGCGGTCTCTACAATTCGGAACTTACAGAGGGTGCTTGACACCCTCTTTTTTTATGGTACAATGTGAACATCTCCTGACATCTAAATAGAATTGTTACAGGAGGTAAAGAAAATGTTTAAGATCAGGTGGGAGGGACATACCGCACCTGAGTATGACCCAGACAGACATAACCCAGAGAAAGTATTTGCTCTGCTGTGTTATCGTGGTATTCATTACGCGAAGTGGGTTCAACTGAACATAGTCTTTTATAAGTACAACTGGAAAGTAACTCTACAACAATGATAGAAATTACAGAGAAGCAACTCAAGATGAATGAGAAATCATATCTTGATAGAGTAGAGCAGGGTGAACCCATACTCCTAGCAAAAGAAGATGGATCTAAAGTGCTGATGGTACCTCAAAACCCAGAGGATCTAAGGCATCTCTGGGATCATGACGACGGAGCATAAATAAAAATAAACTCTCAACACAATGTGGAACGTACATATAATAATTGACACTAACAGTGCCAGTGAACTTGCTACTGGTGTCACATCATTGAAAACATTTGCTACTGGATTTCCTGGCATCAAACCTACAGTACATGATACTGCTAGGCATGGTGAGCAGATGAGGTACGTGAAGCAGTGGTGTCTAGACAACGATGCTGTCTACTCACGACATCTTGGTGCGTTTAAGAACTCAGATGTTATATACTCTGAGATTATGCGTAGGTCTACACAACCTACTGTGATTATGTTTGGAGACTGTGTGTTCTATCAGGACATGCGAGGTACAGTGGTGAACAAATGGTTCAAGGGTTTCCGAATACCAGCTACTGATAAAGGTACAGCAAGCACTGTCTTCCCAGACTACAAGGTAATTAAGGAGAGTTATTTTGGTGAGCATCTATTGTTCATCAAGGAACCAGTAAAGGGTTGGGCAAAGGTACAATCTATGATTGATGAGTTCGATTCCTTCTACAGACTATGGTCTCCAAGCTATGTTATTAGAGACGGATACATATACGAAGAACCAAAGGGACTAACATATCCTGTGTGGAAAACCGAATCAGAATCGTTTTCTGCTGATGACTTAACTAAATATGATACAATAAAGGGTGGTGGAAAGTACACCATGATACAAAAAGAACTGATCGACTCAGGTCAGACTGCCCTTGCTACTACCCATATGACCTACGTCAATGCTGCCATCGCAGAAGACTGGCCAAGTATTGTCGGAGCAAGGACAGCAATGTACTTGACATAACATTCATGGTAGGGTAGACTGAAACACATCCTATACTAGAATGGTTAACAAACTCATACAGAACATACCTTTATCTGACGCATACAGATCTCAAAGAGATACCTATACTAAGGAAGAGGTCAATGCTCTCATTGCTGCTGCTGTGTCAGAAGCAAGAGCTATTGATGAGGCATCAATGGCAAAGCACAACAGAGACGCTACAGTTATCTCTATGATACTGGGGTTCACTGTGCTCGCACTATTCATTGACGGACTGCTAAGAATCCTTGGCATTATCCCACCGTTCATGGACATAGATGTCAACATTATAGATGACATCACCCAACAAGTGTTAGAAAAATTACCTAAACTATGAGAAAGAGTGACAAAATCAGGCATCAAATGAAGTCTCGATTTTACTACCTGTTCTGGGGAGCAGCAACTATTGCTGTTGTATCAGGACAACTTTATGTTGGCACATCCTATCGTGCTATGGCAAAGTCAATGAACAGATGGTTCGAGGAGACCATTGACATTATCACATTGCCTAGTAGAATAGATGCACCCCCTAATAAATATTACGAACAGGACATGGTAGTAAGATGAAAGACTGGACACCTTCAAAGCAACACCTCCGTCAGAATGTATTAAGAAAACTGATGGCATCCTTTACAAACAGATCACCAAGAGAGGTGTACGATTGTGCTGACATGTGGTGTGATACACATGATAATGTGGATGGTGTCGTAGAATATTGTAAGACACGCTATAATCTAAATTGACTTTTTAGTTACCAAAAAAGTGGAAAAAAATTTTCGGGTATTTTTTTACCCCTATGATTTTTCTAGACTATATAATAGACTGACTTAATTATTATGCAAAAAATTATTAACGGAATCGCTATCTTCTCTGGTGTAGTAGCACTAGGAGTCGTTGGCGTTGGTGGATATGTATTCATCAGAAAAGATGCTATCGTAGATAACATCAAATCAAAAGTAATGGAATCAGTTATGCCTGACATAGGTGGTGGCATCCAGAATGCTATCCCTGATCTAACTGGTCCTGCGTTACCATTCTAGGAGGTCACATGGCAGAAGTAAAGAAAGAGGAGAAGAAAGGTCTCCTCGGTAAGATAAAAGAGGCAGCAGATGATAAAGAAGAACAACTGCTACTCCTATCTACCTTCGTCAGACTAGGCATCCTCGTCTGGTCAGCAGGGATACTCACACTTAACTACGTTGAGATACCTGGTTACAAACAGGAACAAAAAATTGATCCGACCTTCATAGCTTCGGTCTTCACTGGAACTCTAGCTACCTTTGGTGTTCAGACTTCAAGCAAGAAGAAAGACGGAGGAGGCTCTAGTGGTG